GATGACATTCAGGGGTTTGATAGTGTTGGGGTCGTGACTGAGGCATGTATCAATAATTTTAAAGTTATGTGGGACGGTGAGAATCAATCACGTACTGAAATTTATAACCGGTTACGTCCGGCCAGACTTGATGAAGTTGATGCTCAGTGTCGAGTAATTCGGAAGGATTAATTTATGGATTCAGATAGCAATGATTGGCGCGTGGGTGATCGATTTATATTCGTAAAAAATATCATAGGTAGTGACGCAGTTCCTTTGGGATTCAAGGGCGTTGTTGAACAAGTCTACTATGGTTCAATTTTCTGTGATGGTTATTCATTTGAGTTCGCAGAAGTTAAAAAACTAATCACAGTGAGAGGTTAAGTATGTTGGTACAAATCAATTCGAATCTTTATGTCCTTGCCTCTGATGTTGTCTCGCTTTGGAGAGACATGAAAACCAACTCAGCTAATTATGGGAAATGGTTTGCAGACGTTAAACATGAACATGGCATCATTGGTTATGAAGTTCCAGAGGGTGAAGTTAAAATTCTAATCTCAGATATCAATCGTTTTTTGGGAAAATAGGGGATAGGGGGTCAAAAGTCAAAAATGACCTTCCGCTAAAGACCGTCCCCCCGTCAAATTTTCTTATGGTCAAAATTCGGTAGGGGGGTATACCTCCAATAAATAAAGATTTTTTAATTTTTGGAGGTTCTTATGTCTGCTGGCCGTCCGCCTAAATCTCTTCAGGAAAAATATTTAACCGGTTCCCGTATTCGGGATGACCGAGATTCAGATGCTCAGGTGGCCAATGCTGCTGTGGCTCTAGGAATGCCGCCTTGCCCCACTTGGCTAAATGCAAAAGCAAAAAAGCACTGGAGTACTTTAGGTCCAGTATTGGTACAGGCCGGATTATTGTCTGTAGTCGATGGTGATGTTTTCGGATTGCACTGTGACAACATGGCAGCTTATGAAGAAGCTCTTTTAAGATTAAAAAATATTGAAGAATGGGTAGCTAAAACTCCGAACGGTTTTGAGGTACAGGCAGCCTGGCTGCAGATCCGAAATAAACTGCAAGAACAGATTATTAAAACTGCCCGTGAATTTGGGCTGACTCCAGCAGCGCGCTCCAGTGTGAAAGTAAATAAACCACAGCAACTTAACTTGTTGGGAGCAGCAGCTGGAGCAAGTGAAGAAAATGATCCTTACGCCGGATATGGTATTCGTCAAAGTTAATTGTATGTGAGTTTTTATGCGTGATTATTTCAAGATTACGCTCCAGTATTGTCTTGATGTTCGCTCTGGAGTACGTACAGCAGGACAACTTGAAAAGCTTGCTGTTAAAAGATTTTTAAGTGATTTAAGCCGGTCAGGTTTTGATACTGGATCGGTTGATGAAGAAACCGAAGGATTACTTAAAAAACTAAAATTTAAAGCCGAGCCTGATGTGGCTTTTGAATATGAATTGAATTTAGAGAGAGCGCACCATGCGCTCTTTTTTATTGAAACTTGCCCGCATGTTAAAGGGAAGCTGGCAAAGCTAAAACCAGACGGAACCCGACACACTCTAATTTTAGAGCCGTGGCAAGTTTTTGCGACTCTGAATATGTTTGGTTGGGCCGATTTAGAAGGCAAAAGACGATTCATATATGTCTATATTGAGGTCGCGAAAAAGAATGGAAAATCTACTTGGCTGGCTGCAATCGCTTTATACCTGGGCTTTCTCGATGGGGAAATGGGGGCAGAAGTCTATACGGCTGCCACATCAGCAGAGCAGGCCAAAATCGTATTTAGCGATGCAAAAAAGATGGTGGAATACTCGCCAAAAATGCGTACTCGCTTCGGTATTGAATTTTCGCAATACACAGTGTTCCAGACAGAAACAAACAGTGTGCTTAAAGCGTTATCACAAGATAGGGCGGGAACAAAAGACGGTCTAAATGTGCATGGTGCCATTATTGATGAATTACATGCCCATAAAACGGCAGATATGTATGACATTCTTTCTAATGGTATTGCTGCCCGTGAAGAGCCACTAATTGCTGCGATTTCTACGGCTGGTGATGATACAACTTCAAAGTGTTATCAAGAGCGTCAGGTGGTTGTTGATATTCTGAAAAATAAAGCAGTCCATGATCAGTATTTTGGAATGATCTTTTGCCTGGATCGTGGTGATGACTGGCTTGATCCGAAGGTCTGGCCTAAAGCAAATCCTAATTACGGAATTTCAGTCACGGAAAAGTACCTGCATTCGGTATTTGAAAAGGTCAAAATCAGTCCGAAGCAAGAAAGTATTACCCGACAAAAGCATTTAAATGAATGGGTCGGGGCAATCGATGGATGGATCTCACCAACTGTTTGGGAAAAAGCTGAAGACAGTAAGGTTATTGAAGAATCGTTTGAGGGTCAGCTCTGTTTCGGTGGTTATGACCTTGCAAGCCGGTTAGATCTGGCATCCTGGGGCCGTCTCAGACCAAGAATGAAAGATGGAAAAATTCATTGGTATGCATTCACAAGTAACTATATCAGTGAGCATGTGGTTGATACCAAAGAAGCAATTAATGGTGAAAAGCGTCCTGATGAATATCCGGTCTGGCGTGATCAGGGCCATTTGATTGTAACAGAAGGAAATTCAACAGATTTTAACCGTATTCAGCGGGATATAGAGGATTTCCACTGTAATAATCCTTTTTATGAGTTAGGTCATGATCCATATCATGCAGAACAGCTCACCGGAAATTTGCTATCTGAAGGCATCAATGTTGTTGAAGTTCCTCAAATTACTAAATTTCTGTCTGAGCCTATGCGCTGGCTGGAGCAGTTATTAGCTGAAGGCCGCCTGCATCATAACGGTGATCCGGTTCTCAAATGGTGTATATGTAATGTCACAGTACGGCCAGATGTAAATAACCAGATCTTGCCACGAAAAAATTCACCAGGGAAAAAGATTGATGCTGCAGTCGGTGTAATCATTGCGGCATCACGGGCCATGCATTGGGATCGTGAAGAAGTTTTTGAACTGGTGCCTGGTGAGGATGCCGGAAATATTGATGACTGGTTACAAGACATGATTAAGGTAGCGAAGCGATGAGTAAAAAACGCGATAAACCAAAAATTCGTGATAAAACAAATCGCGATAAGCTGAAGGTTCGCGGAACGGGACCAAAGCAGGATAAAAGGGGGGCGACATTACATGATCGTCCCCTTTCTACTTTGAGAACGGCAAAGCCTGTCAATTTCGATAGTGCAATGACGCTCAGTGCTGTTTTTGCCTGCGTTAAGATTCTTGTCGAGTCTGTGGCCACATTGCCTTTGCAAATGTTCAAGATCAATAAGGATGGAACGCGAACACAAGTCAAAGATCATGACCTGATTCGATTGCTAAACAATAAGCCGAACCGTTATCAGACCCGTGTTGAGTTTTTTGAGCAGTTGATGCTGAACCTTGTCGCAGGCAATAGCTTTGGCAAGCGTGATTACATCGGCAAAAAGCTCACCAGTATTCAGATTATTAACTCAGGATCTGTAGATCTGAAGTTAGATGATAAAGGTAATCCAATTTATCAGTGCCAAATCAACGGTCAAAAAGTTGAATATTCTGAAAAGGACATTTGGCATGTCAAACTTTTTGGTACGGGATTGATGGGGATGTCACCCATTGCTTATGGAGCTCAATCCATCGGCATTGGTCTTGCTGGAAATGATAAAACATCGCGATTGATGTCCAACGGTGCAAAGCCAACAGGGGCATTGAAAACTGATAAATATCTGAAAAAAGAACAGCGTGATGTTTTGCGTGGTGAATTGGATATTTTGATCAATGGTGATGATGGTGATCTGGCAGTACTCGAAGGCGGGATGGAGTTCGAGCCGATTAGTTTGACTCCTGAAGATCTTGAACTGATTGCTATTCGTAAGATGTCAGTTGAAGAAGCCTGCCGATACTTTGGTGTGCCACCAATCTTGGTGTACTTGACTGAAGGCGCGACAGCATGGGGCAGTGGTATTGAACAAATTATTGATGGGTTTTACAAATTTGGTTTAAGGCCATATTTGGAACGTATCGAAGAAAGTATCCGTATTCATTTGCTTCCGCGTGAAGATTGGGATGATTACGAATTTGAGTTCAAGACCAAAGACTTGTTGAGAGCTTCTTATCTGCAACGGATCGCCTCGAATAAAGATCGAATTCTTAGCGGTCAGGCATCGCCTAACGAGATCCGTCGTGAAGAGGGTGATGCACCAGATGCAAATGGTGATTTCTTATTGGTTCCAGTGAATATGACCACTGCTGAACGTATGAAAAAAGGTACTTATGGAGCGAAAGCTGATGAAAAATAAACTGCATGTGCGGAATAAGTTTTCGCCAAACATGCCAAAAGTGCATTGTCGTCGAATGCCTGTCGTTGCGGATAACTTACGATTTATCAACAAGGACGAAAAAACCGGCATCGTGAAGATCAGCGGTTATGCGGTGAAATGGGATTCAATCAATTATCATGGTGAAAAATTCATTCGTGGTGCATTTGCTGAAGTCTGTGCTGCATTTGCAGCAGGAACCAAGAAAATTCATGCGTATTACAACCATGGTTGGCGACTTTGGTATGTTGATGCACAGCTGGCCATGCGTATTGGTAAATATACAGTTCTTAAAGAAGATGATGTCGGTCTTTATGTTGAACTTGAATTTACACCAGGTTTAGCGATAGCTCGTGATGTGGCTGCAATGGTCCAGCATGAAACAGTAGATGGATTCTCAATTGCTTTCTATCCTATTGGTGATTTGGACTATGACGACAAAGGCACGCATATTGAAATCCGTCGAGCAGACATGTATGAAATCAGTGTGGTGGATGAGCCTTCAGATAATGCAGCGCGCGTGATCAATGATCAGACCATTGAGGCGATTGAATCAGAAGATGATGCTGAAGAACTTTTGCGTTCACTAGGTTTGGCTGGGGATTACTCGAAAAAATTGATTGCACGATTAACAGATGTGCATAAACCAAAAGAAAATCCACCACCAAAAACAGAACCAGATCCTTTGGCATTCTTGGATCAAATATCTTAATTTTTGTTTTATATCCTGACCCGCTTTAAGCGGGTTTTTCATTTTCTATGCATGGAAAAAAATATGAAAGCACTTTCAAAAACTGCAGTTGCTTTAGCAATGGGCGCAATGG